GTGAGAAGTTAGTCCGAGATATTCTAACTGGCGGACTAACAGTAGAAGTTAAAAGAGATAGGCGTTGGGTACAGACAGGCAACATCTATATTGAGACTGCCTTCTACTCACGTTCTACTTACAACTGGGTTGAGTCAGGGCTGATGAAAACTAAGGCTGATAGGTGGGCGTTTATCCTTGAGGATTTAGTTATCATCGTACGCACTGATGATTTGAAGAAAGCGATTGACAAGTACGGCAGACCCATTAGCAATGAAAAGGAACCTAATCCAAGTAAAGGTTTCTTACTCACAGTTAATGACTTAATGGATATACAGCGTGCCTAACTATCCAACGTTTATGTACGGCCCTAAGGATGGGGCACCAGTACCAGCAATGTTGTGGGCGCTAGATGAAATTGAACTACAAGAAAAGAACAGTCGTGGTATTATCATTCATAAGTACCTAATAAATTATGATGACAAGTCCTACTACTACACAGGTGCAACTTCAGAGGAGGAGAACAATGAGTGACAGAAGACATGGAGATAGCGTTGCGGCTTTTACAACAGGCGGGGATGCTGATTGTAAGTGTGGACAACAAGAGCAACCAAGTGTTAGTACAGTTACCACTGACAAGGAATTCGCCCAAGCCGTCTGGGAAATAATGGATGAGTTGGGTAACTTACTTATCACAAAGCAATTAGATTACGGCAGTGGCAATGTCAACAACGCACACGGTGGACCGCTCAATGGATTACTTGTACGCATAGGCGATAAGTTTGAACGGCTAAAGAACCTGACCAAGAAACAAGGTATCAAGCCACAGCACGAGAGCATTGAAGATTCGTTTAAAGACTTAGCAAACTACGGTGTCATCGGACTGATGGTACAGAGGAACAAGTGGCCGAAGAACTAACCAAGTACATAGAAAAGATTAAGTCTGCCAAGACTAATCTCTCGCCAGAGGATAAAGATTTCCAATGGATGGAAGGTTTTAACCATGGCCTTGAGTGGGCTGTTCGTATCCTGACAGGAGACAAGAGCGCATCGTGAGTAAATATGAGGCTAAGCGTCGCAGTAATTACAAGTCGCGGTACAAGATTACACTTGAAGAGTATGACGAATTGCTAGAAAAGCAGGGTGGTTTGTGTGCTATCTGTTCACAACCAGAGAAGTTAACTAAGGATGACAAGTTGCATAAGATGGCAGTAGACCATAACCACGAGACTATGCAGGTGCGTGGGCTATTGTGTATGAATTGCAATACGAGGCTTGGATACTTTGAAGGCAAGGGGTTACTTACTCGTATGGTTTCCTACTTGATGAGGCAACTATGAGTAGATGGTTTGATGACTCGCACGAGATAGCAGTTACAGTAGCGCGTAAGGTACACCGCAAGTACCACACCTACTTTGATGTGGCTGACTTGGCACAAGAGTTAACAGTGTGGATACTCAAGAGGCAAGACAAGATAGCCGAGTGGCTTGACCATGAACTTGAGACTGAAGAGTACAAGATGGGCGTGCGTAAGTTAGGCAAGACACTTACTCGCCACGCTGATAAGTATTGCCGTCGTATCAAGGCACAGAAGTTGGGCTATGAGTTACGAGATGAGCAGTTCTATTCTGCTATTACTTTAACTGAACTACTACCATTTGTTTGGTCTGATGTAGTTGAGACAAGGGACGCCAGTAAGCCACGTGTATCAGGTGGTGGTGCACCCGCAGAGGGTGGCAACTACGTCATCCAGTTGTTTGATATACGCCGCGCTATGCTAGGACTATCAGAGATGGACCGAGATGTGTTGCGTCGTAAGTTCTTTGACCAACTTTCATATAAAGAATTAGCCGAGGCACTGGGCGTATCAGATACAACAGCACACCGCAAGGTAGATAGTGCAGTAAAGCGTTTAACTAACTCACTTGGTGGTGCTAATCCTTGGGAGAAGGGCGAGAATGACTGAGCCTATACACCACGCTGATTGTTATACCGAGATAGTGCGCGTTGAGGATAAGTCATACCACGTGCTTGAGTGGAATTGTGTTGAGGAGTGTAAGTTAAATGCCGACGTATGAGTACAAGTGTAGTGTTTGTGGTGGACAGCGTGAAGTTGAACGCTCTATCCACGCCGAGGCAGATACACCTACCTGTTGCTCTGTCCTGATGACTAAAGTGTGGGGTATACCCCCCGTTAAGTTTAATGCCTCTGGGTTTTACAGTACCGACAACCCAAAGCGATAGGTTTGCGTAAGGGGAAGACGCAAAACAAATAAAGCCCGCCGTAATAGCGGGCCTTAAATGTTTTATTTATTTCTTTGACATTTATCACAACGCCATTCTGCAATGGGTGGTGTTACAGAAACCGAAGACCAAAGCCAGCAAGTTTCCATTTGGCATTTTTCGCACCATCTTAAATCAGTAGATTTCATATCAACTCCTTCCAAGTTGTTAAAACTATTATACCATACCTGTCAAGTCCCCTATTTTTTGATTGACCATTTGCAAACGGACGACACGCCGATAAAATAAGAAAACCCCCGCTGGAGAACGGGGGCTTTACTTATGTCGCTACAACCAGCGGAAGGTCTGGGAGCAGACTAGGACGCAGGATTAGGACTGCGCCACAGTTGGGTCTTGAACGTAGGCTATCATACCATAAGACTTATCGTCAATCGCAGATACGTGCTTCTTATAGTCTTTAATTAAGGCGTTGCGTGTTGGGTATGGACCGATAGCAACAGCCACCTCAACGCTTGGGTGTACAACAATAGCCATAAAGGTTTCGCGTTTAGCAATTAGTTCCTCAGCCAACAGCCAGACTTGCTTAGCCATATCCTCGCTGCTCTCAGCCTCGCTCTCTAATAACTGAGCCATCTTTTTAATCTCACTAGGCTTGGCTCTCACTCCAACTCTTTCTCAATAGCATAAATAGTTGGGCACGGATAGAGGACTGCGGAACATTCCGAACAAGTCATTGCTGGGTCAGACAATGGCTTATGCAATTTCACTGCTGCGCGAAGGGCGTTCCAACCTAACGTATCTAACATAGATGTTCTAAGACTGTATCTATTTATTTTTTTTAGCAATTCATCGTGGGTCATAACAACTCCTCAATTTCGTGAGATAAATTTGAACAACAATCTTTACAAAGTTCTTCGTGTTCTTCGCATAATCTATCTACAGGTTGGTCGCAACCCTCACAAAAAGCCTTGGTATATGGGCCACTCATAACATCACCTTTTCTTGGGTCATTTCATTTTCTCCAAAATCGCAGACAAATTTTCTCTCGTTGATAGATAACCATACACCTCTTGGTTGTCTAGGTACTGCGGTATGCCAAGGGCACGCAGGTTGCGTGAGAATATGACGTACTCGTAGTCATCAGTCCCATCAAGGTATCGTATATGTTCAAAGGTATCTGCTCGTAGCAGGTAGGTACAGTGCACCACGTCGCAGACTATCAAGCCTTTAATCTCTTGCCCTAGCACTTGGTAATAGCGCATATCATCTAAGAAATATCCATTAGCGTTAGCCAATAGGTGGTAGTTAGAGTAGGCGGGTTGCTCTGGGTCTGCCATACCTAGCATTGGTGCCACCACAGGCAGGTTGTGGCTCACCATACGGCGCAAGGTATGCGGTTTAACAAAGTTATCTACATCTACCACCCAGTAGAAGTCAGCGTTTGCTTGCCACGCTAACTCAATACTGCGTTCTCTGATAGCACCAAGTGCCTTAAACCTAGTCGGGTTCCACTCGTGTACCCCGAAGTCCTGAACAGGTACATCTATGTCGGTGTAGTCCTCAACGACGAGGCGATACCACTTGCGGTTTTTTTCTACCCAATACTTAAGTGTTTCGTTTGTTTTATCTGTTGAGTTATTGGCCCTAATATAAATAATCATCTTGTCGCGTGGGTAATCCCATTGTTCTAAAGACGTAAGCCAGGCAGGTAGCATTATCTCTTTCTGCTTGGCTAGTATCGCAACGAATACAACAGGCTCAGTCATCATCTATCTCTATCTCATTCTCATAACCACAGGCACAGGTAACTACTGCCACACCATTAGATACCAGCACCTCGCTGTCCTCGTGCTCCCCGTCGCAGTCCCGACAAGTCCAGTCAATAGTCTTTTCATATTGGTCTGGGTAATAATGCTTCTCCATACTCATTACTCTACCTCCTTGTAGGTTTTACGTAAGGCTATCTTACGTATGGTTTCTTGCTTCACTCCATACTTTATTGCAAGTTCCATTACATTCGTGGCACTCTTTCCTTTTGCTGCCACGTACTCCCTGCGAATTGCCCTGATTGTGTCGGCGTCCATTAGTACCAACCTTTTCTCATTTCGTGCTTCCAAGCATAGCAAGGCTTGCCTGAGTAGCGTGTTTCTATATATTTCTTTTGCCATACCACTTGGGTCATTGGGTTAGCCTTCCAGTCTGTGCTTATCACATTGTACTTGGTAGGTGGCAAGGCTTGTGCTATGCCGTATGCCCCGCCTCTAGGGTTGCGCATAGTCCAACTCCATTGGCTCTCGTGTGTGTTCAGTTTGTCCAGACATTTCCACTGCTCTGTATTGGTGTGCCAGAGTAGTTTTGTCCAGTATCTCACCTCTGTCTTAGTCCACTTATGCGCCCCAGAGTGCCCCTTAACGGGGTCTAGGAGGGGCGTAGGGGCTAGGAATATCATTCCTGCGAGAATACACGCACAAATGGCAAATATTCGCTGTAAGACACGTATTCTTTTGTCGGTTTCGGTAATGGTGGGCATACTAAATCCTTTCGTTTTGCTAATACGGCTCGCCGTAACTTAGTGTAAAAAGGAAAGGCGGTAGGAAAACCTTTCGGTAATGGTGCGGTGGTATTTCTCTCGTGAGGCATTGTGCCTCCAAATATACCAGCAATTTCTCGGTTGTTGATTGCCTCTTGTAAACAGGCAGATTGGAAGGGACATCTAGCACAGGCGTCTAGTGCCACAACGGTTTCGTCCACCATATTGAGGTGTCTGTTCCCCTTCATACGCCCTGAGCGCATTGGGTCGGGAAAGAATATCTCAGGGTCTAGGTCAGTACAGGGTGGTGGGTTATCAAATCGTAGGGTCATTGTTGCCACTTGCTTAGCAGGTTCTCAAGTGTAACCCCCGCAAGTGTAGCGATTAAGGCGTAAACGATTATCATTGGCTCACCTTCGTTAGTGTATGTGCGTCGCATAGTGAAACCACTAGCGGAATAAACTCTTTATCATTTTCATACTCAAGAGTACAACCACACTCGTCCTCAAATATCATTCGCCGTCCCCTAAAATAAATTCGCCATTTATCATACGGCGCAGTATCCGCCCGCCTCCGAAGTCTTGCCCCTTGTTTATATCGGTTAGGGCTTGGTCATATCCTGCTTGCCACGCGATACGAATTGCTTCGTGTAACGCGTCAGTGGCTCGTTCCCCTAATTGCTCGGTCATTGACTTAGGCATTAGTTACTCTTTCCTTTTCTAGTAAATAGCGGGGCACAAGCGTGCCTCTATTGGTTTGATTAGTTCGTGCCGTCCATATTGATATTGTAAATCATACTTGGTTGGTGCGTAGATAGTTTGACGACAGGCGGTGCAAGTGAATTGCCACTCGCCCGCCTGCTCGTCGTGAATAAATCCGCTCAAGCGGCGTCGCCCCCTCCTAGCCAAGAGTAATTTACCCCTGATAGTAGTGCACTTTCCATATTCTTTGCGTGGATAAATCTCTCCAAGTTCTTTATCGCCTCGCCCTGTTTGTCTGCTTGCTCCACTTGCTCGGCGAATAACTTTTGTGATAGTTCTGCTTTGGCTTGCCAATAGGCTAGGCGTCCTGTATTGGACATTAGTTAGCCCCCTTATTTAGTTTAGACTTGACGGTTAAATAAATAAACCTAGGTTTAATTGTAATAGGGTTAATAAAAATCCCTGTTTTATCGTAAAAGATTTTGAATAGTTTTAGCATTATGCGTTAGCCTCCATTACTAGTTCTGCCACGCCGTCGCAACCTGCGCCGTCGTCCCCTGCCTCATCACACACGCGCATACACTCGCCTTCACACTCGCAGTTACTTTCGTCCCCTGCGTGTAGCACGCGCCAATTACTAGACCCGCATAGTTCACACTTGCGTATTTCCTCGCTCAATAGTGTGTTAAGTGCTTCGTTCATTTTGTTACTCCTTCCTTGTTGGTTGGTCTTACTTGGTAAATATCTACTATCTGAAATTTTGTTGGAATATGGTCTAAACAATAATAACCGCCCCAACCACTAGGGCAGGTGTCCATTGCGTAAACCGCGGCGTCTACGCCACAATTTTCACACTTACGCATTGACTTTTCCTTCCTTTTCTATTTCCTCTTTTAGATAGTCAATAGCCACCTGCCTTGCGTTAATATAGCCTGTTCCTATAATTACACTTGGCGCAATTTCTCGCGCTAGTAGTGCGTTTAGCATTTCCTGATTAGTCATTTTTGCGGTATCGCCCAAGTTATATTTATATGCCATTATTTTCCTCCTTAGATAATTTTTCTGCCTTAATATCCTGCTTGATTAGATAACCGACTAATGCAGCGTAATCGCCATAATTTTCCATTATTTTTCCCATTCCTTGTTTATATATGCCACGCTGATTTCCCTTTTTAATTTAGTTATTTGAGTGTTTATAGGTAATTCAAGTGTGGCCTTAGACCACGCTTCGTTTTCGTTATCTGCGTCTAAGTAATAAAAAAAATCTACTCTCCATTTACTCATTTTTCCACCACTTAGCACACCATTGACATATAAATATATTTTGGTATTGGTGATAGATAACCTCTCCACTTTTTTTACAATTTGTATTTATACAAGTGTTATTTTCATCGTAAGAGTTCATTATTGTATTAGGTAATTGGTCAATTTCCATTTACTTTTCCCCTTCCTTGTAGGTTTCGTATGCTTCTTTGACGCTATCGGTTATCGCTTGTCCCGCTAGTTCGCCCCAATAGTCTGACCTATCGTGAGAGATTTCAAGCGCCTTAGTCCATACCTCGGCGGGAATTTCCTCGCCGTTAAAGATTTCCTCCATACCTATTGCAGCATACTCCTTATCCCACCACGCTATAAAAATCTCCTCGTCGGGGTTATATTCTGAGAGGTACTTAATCGCGTTAAATACTTTCATTATGCGCTGACCTCCACTTCGCTCAAGAAACTCTCGGCAATTTCGCGCCAATTAACACGCCATAAGGAGCCAATATCTCGGCTCATATTTATTAGTTCTTGCCGTTGCGCAGGTTCTGCCGATAGAACTATCTCCATATCCAATAGTTCACCGATAAAATCCTCCAACGCGTCGCTTAAACAATTAAGCGCGTCATTATCTTGGCACTCTCGCGCCTCTTGAACTAAATCTTGCGCTTGGTTGTATAGCCCTTGGTCATTGTTAATCCATAAAGCGGTTGCCCAAGTTTCGCGGTTAGTCCACCCGTTATAGTCTTGTTCCATAATCTAGTCTCCTAATCTAGTTTCACCCTTGCGGGTGTCCTCTCGGTGAGAGGTTACCTCGGAGGGTACTACGCCCCTCCGAGATAATCAAGCACCGATTACTTAAATTCCCCCTCGACGGAGGGTTGGTTGGCTTCGTAACAAGTGAAACAAAGATACCCGTCTTGATAAGTAAAGACGTCTATTCTTTGCTTCACTCCGCAGTCATCACAAGTCAAAAACTTAATCTCCTCGTTAAGCATTAAACAGTTACTCCTTCCCATATTGTGCGCCAAGTGCTAACGCCCTCGCCGTCGGTATCTTGTGCTTCTAACTTAGTTAAAGGGTTATTATAGTTTAATAAACTCCACCACCTCCGAGACTTCCACGTGTAGCGGATGCCTAGCCAAACGCCTTCGTGCTTGTACGCGTATCCCGTCTTAGGCTTAAGCCCGTGAAAGGTTACGCGTATTTTCTGCCCTAAGCGGATAGTTTCGCTAGGCTCCCCCCACCCGTTAAGGGCGTCGGTATAGGCGCTAGTGCTTAACAATTTAGCCGTGTCTAGTTTCATTACTCGTTCCCCTAATCTAGTTAATACCCTCCTGAGTGGAGGCTATAAGGCAGGGTACTAAGCCCCTGCCCTATCGTCAAGCACTCAGAATTTCGTGTCTAATAATGCGCCACTCCATTACCTCAAGGTAAGAGGTTAAAAATTCCATATTTTGAAATCCCTCCACCTGCGTGTATTCCACGCCCGTGTTGTGCCACTTTGGTGAGTAGGTTATCTTTGCATTAAAGTGTTCGGTTGCCATTACGCCACCGCCCACTCTTTAATGTTTGCGGTTTCAGGGAAGCCACAAGGGCATATTTCGCACTCTTGCCCTGTCTTGCGTATAACTAAATTAAGTTCCACCTGCTCACAATTAGGGCAGACGATTAGATATTTACTCATTACTTATTCTCCTTATATCCGATAAGGGGGCAGGTTTGCCCCTCGCTTGTTTGGTAACACTTGCCATAGACGCGGTGATGCGTTGCGAGATAGTGCCCCGTCCACCCCGCCCCGATAAGGGCGAGGAGGAGGAGGATAGCGCGGGCTTGTTTGCCCCGTCGGGTGAGTTTCATAGTGCCACCTTGTCGCCCTCAATAAGTGCGGAGAATTTATTAAATCCCGCTAGGTCATTATGAGAGAGGCACAAGTCCGCACAATGGCGGGCGCATAGGTACTTGTAAGGCGTAAATCCTGAAACGGTCATCCTCGCCATATTGTCGCACTTGTCGCACTTGTCGGCTTGATTAAGCATTAGATACCCCGCAAGCCTTAAGAAAGGTTGAGCGGTTGAAACGAGGGTTAGTGTTCGCTAGGGCGGTGGCGAATAGGTTAGCCTTGTCTTGCCTGTCTTGCGGATAATCGTTTGCGGTTATTTCTTTCACCGCTTGAGCGATTAACTCATAGTCTTTCTTAGTCATATTCTTATCCTTATCCTAATCTGCCTTTGAGTAGTTTCGCGGGCTAGTAATTGAAAGATACACGCGGGGAATTAGAAAGTCAAGTATCCGACACGCCTTTCTTTTGTGAGTTATGCCACAAGGTAAAGGGGCAAGCGGGGGCGCAAGTGGATGGGAATTAGGTAACGATATTGTTGCGTAAATAGATTAGGGCGGGTGGTGAGTGTCCCCTGCCTTTCAACCTATAACCCTCACCAAACACGCCCGAGCGCGTTACAACACCGTACAACAACACCGTAACGCCCCACAACAAGCCGATAACGGGGCGATATCCGCCCGCCGTACGCCCCGCAAGGGGCGCAAGGGCGCCACGCAACAAGCGCCCGACGCGCCTAACGGGCACGTTTCAACCCGCCCCCTTTTAACGCGGGCAACGCTATAACAGTACTATCCACCACAATATTTTTTCTAAATATAGGGCGGCAGGCCAATTATCTAAAAATACTTTTTAACAAAGTAGGCGTAGAATACTGACTATAGAGCGTGTGACTAACATCACACACCTAAGGGCGGGATAAACGACTCTTATCCCGCCTTAATATATATAAGGGATTAAATAATACAGCCCTACCCGTTCGGCTCACGGCAGAGTGAGCCTCAAGCGAACGATGCTAGTGTGACGAACGGTGCGACAAATACTAAAGGGCGCTTCCAGCGCCTGCTTTTGTAATCCGTATAACAAATGCTTTTGTAACAGGGGCGCTTGCGGCGCCCCCTAAGAAATACCTAACATTGCCCACAGGCAATGCTTCGCAGTGGGATACTTCTGTCCACAGGCAGAACAACCCCAAGAGGAGAGTTTTTCACCCAGATGAGCAAAAGCAGAAACAACAAATACGATTTGGCACCAGGTGCCAGTCTTAACCCCAAGGAAGCCAAAGAGCGCTTAGTCGCGCTCATCAATGATGGGGTAACTGTTGAAGATGCTTGCCGCGCAGTCGGCAAATCTGTAAAGTCATATGAGTACTATCGCGCCTCTGACCCTCAGTTCAAAGAGGCTATAGATTTAGCAAGAGTTATTAAGCGCCGCCAAGGCGTCGTAGCAGATGAAGATAAAGACATCACCTTTGAAGACTTCAGAATGAAGTACCTCTCCAGCCAGACTTTCCCACACCAGCGAAACATCATTTCGCTTCTGGAAGAGGGGGAGCCAGCATGGCTCCACGGTAATATGATTTATGAGCCAGGGTACAAGAATTACGTGCTCTGCAACATGCCACCAGAGCACGCAAAATCTATGACAGTCTCTATAGACTATGTGACTTATCGGATTGTGACTGACCCGAACGTCCGTATCAAGTTGGTGTCAAAGACACAGCAGATGGCTAAAGAGTTTTTGTATGCGGTCAAGCAACGCCTGACTGCACCTCAGTGGGCAGAACTACAAAGGCGCTATGCGCCAGTAGAAGGCT